ATATTTGCAACAAACTCATAAAAACACGGAGACCCATAATCATTACGACAAACTACTTCGTTAAACTTACATAACTTTAATTGTTCATCTTCTGTGTCTTTCATCCAAATAACTTTTGGCATATTATAATTATTATATAAATAAACCATTATATGCAATCATTTTTTGTAAAAATAAAAAATATGTGTATATGTATATGTATATGTAGATATGTATATATTTGTATATATTTATAATTTATAAAATATCTCCTATATATTTATTCTTCATCTTCATCATCTTCATCATCTTGTTTATATGCAATACCAGTCCAACCCTTTGCTTCATAAGGTTTATTTATTATTTTTTCTACATATGCTTTGAGTTGATTGCGGTCTGGGCATTTCTTCCCTTTAACCACATTTGATATACTCCACATCCTGAAATCGGTATATAATTTTGCAATTGTAATACGTGGTTCTTTAATTTGCGGATCAATAATAATTCGTTCATTAATGAATTGTCCAATAATATCATTATTCTGTTTATAACTTTCTGTTGCGACGCGAACTTCTGAAGGTTCCGCAATTGCCATTGGATTAATATGCTTATGTCTATCAATTAACAAGCTTATGAATATTTCCTTCCATCTTTCAAATTTATCAGACAATTCCATATCCATATAAAATTCAGTTGGTTTATTTATATCAGGCGTCTCTGTAAATTTACTTGAGAAATTGCAAACTTTGATACGTCGCCATGTTCCACCATCATCACTTGGAATTTCTGGAAGTTCATTACAAGTCAAAATCATTTTAAATTGTGGCTTGAACTCATAAGGCTCCTTAAATAGAGTTCTAACCAATATTCTGTCTTGCCCTGACAATTCTTTCATTAATCCAATATTAAGCCTATCATTTTCGCTAGGCTCTTGCATTACTGCGAAACGCCGTCCTTTCGTTCTTTCTAATTCACTTTGCGCAGCATTACTTGCAGCTCTTTTTTGCGTAAGCAGAGCAATAGGTAAGATGCAATAATATTCACCAATTGACTTTTGAATTAAATCAAGCAGACGCGATTTACCGTTGCTTCCTTGTCCAGTAAATATATAGAAACGCTCTTGTGCGATGCTTCCGTCAATAATACAAGCGAGAACATCCATAACATAATTTCTTAAATTTTTGTTAGTAAATAGTTTAGAGAAAAATTCGTTTATTTCGGCTACTTCTGCCAACTCGCTATTATAATTAATGTAATTTAATTTGGTGCTTAACAAGATATAATCATCTGGCATACCATCACGGAACATATGCATTTTTAAATCATAAACACCATTATCAAACCCAATTAAATGCGAGCGACTATCGAGCAACTCTTCAAACTTTTCATCAATGAAAAGGGTTCGACATTCTTTCATAATTGAGTCTTTGAAGTTGGAATTCTTTAATTGTGTTGCAATTTTAAGACATTTTTTGCTACGCTCGTCATTTATTGCTTTCAACGTTGGGTCATCTGTGTATTCATTATAATAATTAGAACGCTCCATAAATTTTTTGCAAATATCTGTGCTTAAGATTTTGCGAAGGTCTAAACCTTCTCTTGCACGAACCCAGCGATGTTTCTGTTTATCATACTTATACCAAATGTCTTTGGATATAGCTTTAAACTCTTCTTTGAATATTGCGTGCACAACGCACGCGATGTCATAATGCGCGCCATCACTCGATATACTTTGGTCTATTTTTGGAATTATACTTTGATCAAGAATACTTACATACTTTACTAAATTGTCTTGCTTCGCCCACCACCTCAAAGTTCCGATGCCCATATTGTCTTTTCTCATTTTGTCCCAAAGTTGCTGACATTCGCCTTCGATATATACACTACTAATTTTTGAAAACTCTATCCATGTTTCTAAAAGCCGATAATCAATATTTCTTAATACCCAACCAAGATTAATCCAATCAGTATAATTATCTGCTCTGGATGAAGATAAGCAATCTACAAGTTTTTTTGCAAAAGCAAATTCGTCATCAGAAATATAACTGCGATTAATATTTAATGATTTCCCAAAAATGTTGTTTTGCAATTTACTTTTTAATTTTTGGTCAATTGCAGGCAATATATGTTTACTATATTGACTTATTTCACTTTCAAAATCGGGTTTAACAAAGTTTTGAATATTATTAGAAAAATTACGCATAGAAAATAGTTTAATAAAATTAATTTCGTCAGAAGCGTTCAATGTATATTCTGTATTTATAGTTTCACCATTAATATATTTATAAATACTGGATACACGATAAGTATCGCAATCTGGCTTTTTAGAGCCATACATTTGCCAACAATTTACATCGATGATTGCTTTATCGATAATTGAATCATAATCATTGCATATCGGCAAATCCTTGAAGATTTCTGCGGCAACATCCAATATCTTCCGTCTAATAAAGTGCTGTACATTATTATTAACAATAATATAAGGGAATATAATATGCAACCCATCTTTTAATTTATTTCTAAATTCAACAGGATTAGGTTTTTCCATAACATATGCTACATTTGCTCCATCGGGAATATCCATGTATTGATTGATAACTTTGAAATAATTATTTATAATACTGAATATATTATCCATAGTATATAAGCGGTCGTATTTTTTCTTACTATTTAAAGATGAATTGGAGTCGTGTGAATTATAAATGCCAGATTTATCGTCAGGCATAGTAAAACGGAAATCTATATCAACGCGTAATGAACTGGGTTCAGTCGGTTTTTCAGTAAAATATAAAGGCACCGCATTTGTAAGGGCTAAACTATAGATATTCATAAATTCTTCATAGTTTTCATTAGGAATAAATATGGATATTCTTGGATAACCGATGCTTGTATTTGTATATGGCTTACCTTTTTCGACCTTGTATTTGCTAATAAATGAGCGAAAATCTTCATTAATACCCATTGTTTTTTATTAATTTAATATACTTATATATATATCAATTTTTATTTTTATACATTTTTATTTTTAATAAATTAAAATAACTTTCTGCATAATATATAGAGAAAATACATATCACAATGAATAAGGAAGCTATTAAATATAATAGTCCAAAAAATGCCAAAAACCCATATATATTTTCCAAAGAATCATTGATATATTTAATTGATACATGGAATAAATATAAATCCGAAAAAATCGTCTACAAGAAAACTGACAATATCGCGAAATTATCCCAACTATTGAATGAGAAAATTAAACCAATGTGTGATGATAAACAGTATTGGTGCTGGACTGGAACTATATCTAAATTTGCGAATGACAGTAAAACGAAAGATCTAATCAAAATGATAGAGAATGAACATTTGCGACCAGAGATGCCGATTGAATGGTATAAAAATAAAACAGAATGGTTAAGTAATTATGACATAGAAGATGTTATGTTTCAATATGATAAATGTTGTGAATATAAATATGCGTTTTTAGGCGTATATCCAATTGATTTTTCAGAGGAAGATAAGTTTGGCAAATGTTTGTATAGTAAAATATGTTCAATAGACATTAAAAAGTATATTAATAAAAAAATAAAATATTTAGGATTAATTACAAATCTTGATAAGCATAATCAAGGTGGTTCTCATTGGACATCGACATTCATTATAATAGACCCAAAAAATAAATGTTATGGCGCCCATTACTATGATAGTAATGCAATAAATATTCCAGCATATGTTAAAAAATTCATTAATAATATTAAAAATTCTCTTTTAAAAATATATCCTAAAAGCAAATTTAGAATAACATATAATACAAAGAGACACCAGCGAAAGAACACTGAATGTGGTATGTTTTCTATGACGCACCAAATCAGATGGTTAAATAGTATTTTAAAATACAAGGAATTGAATTTACCTGACCCATACAAAGATGAGCATTTTCTTAAATATATTACGAATGATGATAATATAACAGATGAAAATATGAATAAAAATCGCAATTATTTATATCGTCCAAATATTAATGCGTATAAAAAGATATAACAATTACTTAAACAAAAAAAGAGGTGTAATTATTAATAAATAAGTGAAGATGGCAATAATAGACGATTTTAAATCAGAAAAAAACAGGATTTTAATAATTCAAGCATCAACAAAGATGTTGCTTGATAAATATAATTTATCTTTGAACCCCGATATTATGATAAATATAATAAATACAATAATAACATCTATGAGCAAAGATGCGATATTAATGAATAATACAGTAAAACTTATGGAATTAAACACGATAACATTGACAAAAATGAAAGATTATGTTAATAAAAACCTTGATGATATTAATGTATCGGTGTCTACACCTATTGTAAATGCGAATGAAGAAAATATATATAACGATGTTCCAAAGTTTAATAAAGACGATGAAATTAATAAAAATGACATATTTACAAATGAAGAATTATTAATCAAGGTAAAAGATTATGAAAATAAAAGAAATATTGCAAATACCATATTAGTAAATATTGATAATATTGATGTGTCTGGTGAGAAAAATACTATTAATGCGGTAGCAAATAATAAAGCGGATCCTAACAAACTAATTTCTGAAATTATTGAGAAGGTTTTCGAAACAATGAATAAAAATATTAATAAAAAAACATTAATTATAAATAGTTATTGCAGAGATTGGATAAGTAATCCGCAACGTAATAAACTAAATTTTTCAATTAATATAGATTTGCAAAATAATATTATAGAACCATTTAAGATATTATTTCCAAAATATGTCAAGGATATAACACCATATATAAAATTAGTTATTACCGACAATCACCAGACATATAAGTTCAATTTTATATATAGTAAATCATCTGGGAAATGGGATATATGGGAATTGATGAATAAAGATAATATTCATATTAATTTGGCAAATAAAAATTGGAAAATTAATTTTTATGATTATATAAATAATGAATTAAAATTAGGGAATGATGATATTAAAATAAGTCAAATAAATGATTTTAAAATGAACCACTATGACAACACAGAAAATCATATGAATATAGATACTAATATCGATAATATACTAACAACCCATCAAAATGACATTCATGCAATGAATGATATGAATGATATGAATGATAATTGTAAACTTTCAAAAGATAAAAATAAGATGACCTTTTATGAATTAAATATAGATTATTCGAATACAATGGAATATGATGAATATAATTTGAATATGTTATGTAAATACGATTATATACAACTTAAAACGAGCGATAATAAATATGTTAATGTCAAAGTTATAGATGTTAATAATAATCAGGGAAAAATAATAATATCAAATGAAAATAATTTAAGAAAAGAGGATTTTGCAAATTCATCAATATTAAATTACGGAGCCCAATATTCAATCATATTAACTTATTACCATAAACAATAGCATATATATAAAAGCATTCTTTATCACATAATTAAGATTAACAATGATGAAAATATAAATACAATCATTGTTATAATATCTAATCTATATTGCAACTTAATTTTGTCTTTCTGTGATAATAGCAGTTCGCTCGAAGACGCATTTGATTTTTCTGCAATCTCATAAACATATTTATATATGTATGTGTAATTAAATACATTATCAATATTTTTTAAACTATTATTATTAATAATAATTAATATTAACCCAATAAATATGATGAATAACAAAATATGGAAGAATATATTTGATGAATTAATATGTAAATTAAGATAATTAACAAGGATACGCAATTTGTATGAATCGTAATTAATTACAATAATACTAAATATTATTAGTAAAATATATAATAATGAATAAACTAATATGCCTCTAAATAGTGAACCTATTATATTGTGCTCTATTAAAAACTCTATCAAAACCATCGCAAATGTTCGTATTATTAATATTATACATATGAAGATTACTTTGTCTTGAAATGTAATCTTTAAAACTTCTATTGGGTCTAAATCGTTAATATTAACTCTGTCATATAATCGGTCATCGTTCTTTAAACTTTCAATTGTTGCGCCCTTCTTACTATTTTTTTTACTTTCTTTTTGATAATCATTCCATATATTTTTATATATTGATATGATGGCATCATCAGCTGAAAAATTCCCATTATTACTTTTGTCAAAAGGGTCATCATTCTCTTCTATCCCTTCAACCGTTTTAATCTCTTTTATTAATCCATCAATATTCTTATTCAAAATTTTAATATTTTCATATTTATCTTCATAATATTTATTGCTTTGTTTCTCTCCACCGCGTTGTTTACCTTCATTTTTAATCTGCTCTGTATATATCTTAATATCATCTGCATTTTTTGCTATAAGTTTTACAATGTCATTTTCTTCACCTACGATCAATAGCGAAATAGTATCCTTGTATTCACCTTCTTTGTCATAATCTTTAAATATACCTTTTATAGCTATTATCTGTTTAGAATATTCATCTTTTTTTAATCTTATCAATGTTTCAATAATATTATGTAATTTACTTAATTGTTTATCTAATAAAAGCTTTGTATTACCTAATATTTTTTGCCTTGCCTCTAAATCAATCTTTGCATTATTACTTTCTTTAAGTTGAGCATGAATATCTGTTGATGGTGTATTATTAATATTAATAATATTATAATATATATTGGTTTTAAAATTTTGTATATGTTCAGTATATGCTGAATTATCTTTTTCATCTTTCTTAACAGGTTCATTTGGTTTTTTATCGTCTTTTTTATTTTTATCAGTTGCTGCGTTTGCAACATACTCAAAAATATCATAATTTGATAATTTTAAATAACTAAATAAGTCTCTGTATAATTTTTTATTATCATCATGTGCTTTTTTAAGTTCCTCCTTATACATTTTAAGGTTTTTTTCATCTGATGAACCTAATGTTCGCCCTGACAAACCTTCTATCTTCCCATTCGCATCTTTTATCTTCTCATCTAAATATGTTCCATATGAATCTGGTTTCTCAAAAACTGAACGGTAATAATAAAGGGTTAATATGCATTTAATTATTTTGTCTATATTTTTTTCTTTATTTTTTTCTAAAAAATCTTTAAATTTATTTTTATTTGCAGTATACTGTTCATCTATTTCTTTAATTATTGTATTGTTTTCAATGGCTAAAAAAATATCTTTTTTGGATATTACTACTCCTTTTGTATCCTTAATTTCTTCTTCTCTTTTATTGTCAAAGCTATCTATTTTATTTTTGATAATATTAAATACTTCGAGGTTAATAGTTTTTAATCCTTTACCATCTCCAAAATAAGTGAAACTTTCTAAAATATTTATAAGTATATCTAATATTTTTATTATTTTTGGATTAAAACCCTTGTAATTTGTTAAATTAGGTTTTGATAAATAATCCTCTATAATATTAATGTTATTATTTAGGAATTCTTTCTTAATATTATCTAATATTTCAGGAAAAGTTTCTTGTTTTGATAATTGATTATATATTTTATCAATCTCTTTTTTAACATCTTTCAAAGACTTATAATAATCATTATCCTGTATATTATTAGACCCATTAGTTTGCGTTTTATTCGACGCATTATTCTGCATTTTACTCATATTTAAATTTATGCCTTCTGCTTAATATTGATTATTTTTATTTTGCAAATTATTTTAGTATTAATTATAATAAAAAAAAGGGAATATTATTAAACTGCCACTTTAGCAGCAGCGGCAACCGCAGCAGTCTTACTGGCACTTGCAGGGAAATGATGAGAGATTAGTTTTTGAAGAATAAAATAATTAATCTCATCACTGTCGCCAACATTTAGAATTTTCTTAAGTTTGGCATCAGGTAGAATAAAACGTTTATTCTCGGGTTTATTTAGATTATGCTCTTTAACATATGCATTGATAAATCGGGTAATATCAGTGCGTGATTTCTCTGTTCCATGGGGAACACCAATAAAATCACAGAGTTCATCAGAAATCTTATTCGGCTTTGCAAAACCAGAAGGAGAGTTCTTGGCATTCTGACGTTTCTTTTGAGCCTTCTCAATTATTTTTTGTTGCTTATCATATTCCTTGCTCAATACTTTGAGACTAGTTTGAATATCCTTAATATATGAGGCAAGTGAATTAACCTTGTCAATGATATTCGATAGTACATTATCAGCTACCGGTTCTACAGGATGGGTAGGAGCATCAGTGGAAACAGTTTGTACATGCGGAACAACAGGAAGAACAACAGGGAGAACAACTTGGGGTGTTCCAGATGCAACAGTAGTTACGACTGGTGCAGTTGCAGGGGTTGCAACAGGCTTTTTCTTTTTTGTTGAAGCTTCAACGGTAGATTGTTCTTGTGAAACGGATTGAGCGACAGGTAGAGTAGCAGAGACGACGGGTTGTTTCTTTGTAGGCATAGGAGGCATTATTTATTACTTTATGATTACATATATTATCATTTGTTTATATAATTTTTTAATTTTTTACAAAGTTTTGTCTCATTTTAAATCTTCAAGGTTGTATAAAATGAGACAAAACTTTGTAAAATAGAAAACCTTCTTTCATATATACTAGAAGGTTCACTTATTTAAAATCATGTAAAATTTTGTTATTGTTCATAGTAAAATGAACATGATTTTTGCTTTTTTATTACCTATATTACCTATAATATTATATTATATATAAGTAAGTATAATATATATGGCAGCAAGAGTAATTCCAAAAAACGAAGAGAGGGGTTGGTTAGCAGAAAATTTAGACCTAGAAGTCAACTATAGAAGAACTCCTAAACGCAATAAACATAATGAAGGGAAATCCAGTAATCATCCAAGAGTAATTACATATGAAGAAGAAATGCAGTTAAGAACGAGAATTAGTCCTTCCACCTTAAGAGCTAATAATAGCCATAGAAGCATGACGCCTGTAGAATTATTACTTAGTCAAAAAAATATGGAAAGGGAATTTGAATTAGAATTAGAAAGGCAAAAAGAAAGAAAAAGGGAAGAAGCAAGAAAAAGGGTTCAAATTCTTTTGAGAAAACAGAAAATAAAAAAATATATTCAAGATTTATTAAAAGCAAGTTCAGTTAAGGAAATAATAACAAAAGTTGCAAAAAAAGCAAAAAATGCAAAAGATAAATTAGATGACATTATTAATCCACAACCTAAATTGGAAGAACTAGGTGTAAGTCCTCCTCATTCTCGTTCTAATGGAGGATATAATTATCAAAAATATAAATATACTAATATTGCAAAAAAACAAGCAAAGCCTAAAATAATGGCAAAAAAACCAGCAAAGCGAAAAATAATGGCAAAAAAACCAGCAAAGCCTAAAATATAAAAAGATTTCATAAAATTAAAGTAAATATATTATTTGTATTGTAATTAATTGTCATTAAAGTCGTATTCGTCAGAATAAGCATCGCTATAATCATCATATTCAGTGTAATAATCGCTGTCATAAATATTATAATATTCGTCGTAATAATCATATTTATCATAATTGCTGTCTGTTTCGTCGAAATCATTTTGAATGTTAATATCATTTGCATTATTTGCATTTGTTGATACACTGGTCATTTCATCGTATAAAGTTTTATACATGTTTTTGAGATTAATGTAATGCTGGGCAACATCATCTGTTTCAATCTCTCTCTTTTCAAATGCTTCATTATTCTTTGCCTCCATTCTTACTTGGTGAAAGAAACAAGGAGGAGGATTTAATTTTTTATTAAATGCGTCTTTAATGTTTTCAATATAATAATTATCTAATTCTTTCCTAACAGCATCATCAAGTTTGTTTTGTGTAATGTAAAAGTCGATGATTGCATTTTTACGATGCTTTTTGATTGTATTGGTGTCATACTTACGCGATACAAGATAAGAACAATAAGCATCATAATAATCCTTCAATGAATCATCATAATCAGGACAAATATTATTTTCATCTTTGCAAATGTTCCATTTTTCATCTGTATCATTATAGATATTTGCAAATACTGCAAAATCTGCATAATTAATATTAGCAATTACGGAGGGGGCTTCGATCATTCTTATATATATTATTATTATAATATTTAAATATACATATCAATTTTTTATTATTATAATTGAAAAATAATATTATATATGTCAAGCAAGTATTATATCATATCAGTGATTTATATGAGTGTTAATAAGATGGTTAATAGTTTCATTTATTTTATTAATTTCGACATTAGGCGAATGCGTATATTCTATATAAAATGATATTGATACAGCTTTCGTATAATCATCGTCAAGATAATCATATCTTAAAAGTAAGGATATTCTATTATTTATCTTGTATTCTTTTATAGAATATATTGATATATTATCAATATCATTAGTGCACGGGAAAATATATTGTGGAAACTTATCAATCTTTGACGATAAGATAAATATATTCGATTTGCAATTTTTATACAAGATGTGTTTAGAATTTATCATTATTTTGGATGATACATGTTGATTGTCATTTGATAATTCGTATGTATATACTTTGTCTTTGCAATGATAGGACTTGTATCTTTCTTCCTTGTATTTTTTGTATTTTTTATCAATAAAATTCTCAATATCACTATTAATATTCACATCAATCTCGTCAGTATTAGTAATACCTTTGCAAAAGTAGAACTCTACAATATTTACATCATTTGTTACAAAATCGGTTAAGTTAATATTCATTATGATAAATGATATGAGGATATACAACTGATATTATATTGATTACATATTCAATATTTTATATCATTTTTTATAATATATCAAATATATCAAATATATCAAATATCTAAAAAATGATATAAAATATTGATTAGATTGTATAATAATTTGAATATGACAAATGAATGCATATATTATGATTTAAATACGGAGATTGAAAAATATAACAAAATTAATGAAAGTAATAAAAATAATCAAGATACTATCAACAGATATAATAAACACAAGATACGAGATGATTTTAAAGAATTGCTTATGTCTAATTTGCATATTTCAGAATTGGAAGTCAATGATTTAGAAATAGGTATATTTAATGCAACGATTGACTATGCCAATAATTCAAAAGTGCAATTATCTTGGAAATGCCAAATGTTTTTGGAAATATATACAAATATATCACGAAGCATCTATTCTAATATTAAAAAGGACAGTTATATAGGTAATGACAAACTATATGATAGAATGATAAATAACAAAGAGTTTCACCCGCATATGCTTCCATATATGCAATGCAAAGATATATTTCCTGAAAGATGGAAAGAGATTGATGAACGTAATCAATTGCGATTAAAGGCGGCATATGAAATTAAATTAGTTGCCATGTCTGATATGATTAAATGTTCTCGGTGTAAAAGTAAGAAGGTAAGTTATTATGAGTTACAGACCCGCTCTGGAGATGAAGCATCCACATTATTTATGAATTGCTTAATATGTGGTAAGAAATGGAAGCAATAAGGTTATTACAATCTACTATTTTCAAACTCGAATGACATATATTCGAACGATTCGCTAATTATATAGTAAACTATCCCTAAATATATCTTCGATTCGTCATTATCAACAATATTAATTATATTTTCATACATTTTTTTATTTATCAAAAACCTCTCTATTGCTTTCTGTATACCGTAGTTGTATATCACCAATTCTAAATCTTCCTTTTTGTATAATGGTAATTCTAAATGATTGTAAATATATGCATTTGTAGTATTATATAACCATTCCTTATTATCACTTTTTAAATCTCTAATTTTTTCATATATACATTTAGCAATATTATCAGCATTATTTTTCATTATGATTTTGTAATACATTTTATATATTTAATTTAATATTTTTTTATATAAAAATAATATATAATATATAATATATAATATATATACAAAGTTATTAAGAAATAATAATGAATAGTGTTCGAAATATTGTTATTATTGAAACTAAATATTTATTGAGATACAAGGAATTTTTATATAATTATAAACAAAATAATCAGAATAATCAGAATAATCAGAATAAACTTCCTAAAACCAACAAGATTTGCTTTTGTACCATTTGTGGAGACGATTGTATTTGCACGAATAACCATTATAATTTTCAAAAAAATGTAATAAAAAATTGATATAAATACTTTGTTCTTATTATATTAAAGCTATTAATAGAAACATAATAAAATGTATTATAATGGTGAGAATGGATATATTAGTTTATTGAAGGATACAATGGTTAATGGTGAAAATAAATTGACACGTAATGGCAATGTCATATCAATATTTGGTTGCATGATTAATTTCAAAGATATTTCCACATCTTTCCCTTTACTTACCACTAAAAAAATGTTCTTTCGTGGTATTGTCGAAGAACTATTGTGGTTTTTAAGGGGTTCTACAAATGCAAACGAATTAAAATCAAAAAATATCCATATATGGGATGGAAACTCATCTCGCGAGTATTTAGATAGTATCGGGCTTGCATATCCCGAAGGTGAATTAGGACCTATATATGGTTGGCAATGGAGAAAGTTTGGCAAAGAATATGGTAATTATATTGACGAAGAAGACGAATACGAAGTTGATGAAGAAGATGATGATGATGATGATGATGATGACGGAGTATACAATACATGTTTAGATATTTATACTGATACGGAAACTGAAACAGATTCATATCCGGATACGGGATATGAAAATAAAGGTGTGGACCAGATTAAATATATATTAGAGGAATTATCCAAAGATACAAATAGTAGACGCGCAGTATTATCTGGGTGGAACCCGCAAGACCTTAAGAAGATGGCGCTACCACCTTGTCATATATTGTATATATTTAATAAGAGTTCAAAAGGGCTTTCGTGTCATATGACATTAAGAAGTTCAGATTTGTTTTTAGGACTACCATTTAATATTGCAAGCACCGCATTATTAACGCAAATAATTGCGTATGTTCTTAATATTAATGCATATGAAATAAGCTTGTCTATTTGCGACGCTCATATTTACGAAGAACATACCCCGCAAGTAAATAAACAGATAAATAATGAAATATATGAACTTCCAAAAGTCATAATTAAAAAGATGGCTCCTGATATTTCGTCAACTGTTGATGAAAAAATAAGATGGATTGAAAGTCTCAAATACGAAGATTTTGAACTATCTAATTATAAATCGCATGCATCACTAACAGCATTTATGAAATAATAATAATGATTTATAATATATATTGGTAAAAAATGATATAATCATATAAATATTTATTGAATAATAAATATATAATGCAAGGTATTATTAGTTTTTCTGACAGAGTTGCTTTTAATATCAAATGCAATGAACACAAGGATATTATATTAGACCAAATGAGTTCTCTTTATAATATCAAAATATTGCAAAGACATCATCATAATCTTGATAATAATAATGTTAATTTTATATTATCTAATCACCTAATGAACCTTCGTTCTAATGGCAATAGATATTATCTTTATTTTACGCTTTACAATAATATTGAAACCATGTATTTTATAGATAAAAAAATACATCCTGGATATCAGCGACCGCGAATTATTTTTGGAAGAGGTTTATTTGACAAGAAATTATTTAAGAATACTTTACTTGATGGCGAAATGGTTAAATGCAAGGATAATAGTTGGACTTTCTTAATAAACGATATTATATGTTATGAAGGAATGTATTTAAATAAGAATATGCTCCCAGATAGATTGAAAATATTATATAATATGCTTGAAACTCAATATACACCAGATAAAACAATAGATGTTTGCAATTACAAAGTTAAAAGTTATTTTAAAATGTACAAGGAATCGATTGAATATATTATTGAATTGTCAAAAAATCTTAATTATACATGCAGAGGTGTATACATATATCCATATGATATTAAATATAAACCAAAACTATATAATTTTGATGAAAGTTCTGTTATTAATGTTGTTAGAAAAACAAAGGATATAACAGAATTTAAAACAAAGGATACTATGCATGATACTGCACATGATACTGTACATGATACTATGCATGATAGTGCACATGATACTATGCATGATACTGTGCATGATACTGTGCATGATGCAAAGGAACATAATGCATTAAATAATGAAGAAAAGACATTATTTATTGTTAAAACAAATGAACCAGATATATATAATGTATATGATAATGAAGATGTGCATAATAAGCCATCAATTGGTATTGCGTTAGTACAAACTTTAAGAGACAGCAAATTGCTTCGCGAAGCATTTCGTGATAAGAATGCGATCACTAATATTAAGTTTGCATGCGTATTTGTTGAAAAATTTAAAAAATGGCACGCATTGCGTCAAGTTTGAATGTGATAATTAATTATTATTTTTTGAAATATATATTATTTTTATAATTTATATTATAGACGACGACAAAAATGAATAGTTATGCGTTGAGACAATATTTGCATAAAACAAAGAATGATTGGAATTATATAACACCTATTGATTTTTACAATAAATATTATGTAAAACACAAGGATTATTATTTGATAGATTTACGAAGCAAATCAGAATATAAAAAAGGGCATATAAAAGGTTCTAAAAATATATATTGGTTAAATATATTAGACGAAAAGAATTTGAAGAGATTACCAACTAATAAGCCTATTTTTTTAATTTGTTATGTAGGGCATACAAGTAGCCAAATATTAACATTATTGAAATTATTAGGTTATAATGTTATATCTATAAAGTATGGTTATGGATTATCACCAATACCAAACATTCCTATTGCTGGATGGTTAGATTATAGACTACCAACTGTAAGTAGCAAGATATAGCAATATTACACATAGGAACATGTAAATGCAGATTTTCATTATTATTCCTATGTAGTAAAAGAGAAAGAGGGTAATATAAAAAATATAATAGATACATATATTTCATTCGCCACTTTATTCAGTTCCCAATAAGCCCACCTTGTGGTGATATTTTTTAGGTTGGTGTAACAAGTTTAATATAGATAAATATTAATAATATATGTTATTATATCTATATTTTTGATATATTTATCATTAAGAGTTGCAATAAGATTAACGATATATTTCTTATGTTTAAAGAACGCCTGAAGTTCATCAATTTCTTCGTTCATTCCCTCCATCTTTTTTGTTAAATGCTCAATCGCGAGATTATTGTAAGCAAGGCGCTTCGTTTCAAAATTATCGATACATGAAGACATATAATTCATACGAAATACCTCCAAATCTTCCTGTGAGGTGTATTCCATATTCTCCAAGTCGTAGGGATTGATTTTGAAATAAGTGACTTTGTCATATATATCATGAGTACCCAAGTCTCCGTATTGGTGGAGTTCATTATTAACAATATACAGATTACTAATCCACCAATACCTCACAGTATCATATATCTGATAATCGATATAATCGCTACTATCTTGAAGTTCTTGTGAAACAAGATGCTTGTCATCTGCGAGCATAAGCGACAAGTCATAGTAATATTTCCAATACTTGTTTTTTTGAAGTTCTTCATATGTAATCACTACCTCTCCGACACCCTTCACATCCATATAGACCATGTTGCCATATCGGATGAAGAGATGATAGTCATTATCTTGTTCAATAGGAATATCAACAACGCCTGTGAATTCGACATTTGTGAAGGTGTGATAAGCATTCTTATAGCTCGTCGTAATAGAGCTGTTCATGTTTGCGTTCGTTAGAAGGCTGTTTGCGTTCGTTAGAAGGCGGAAAGTTGCTTTTGGAGTTGCTTTCAAGTTAGAAGGCAATCTTTTGGCAATATCGGCAGTAAATAAGTTTATTATTTGCAATCAATTTTATAATAGTAATTGGTAAAATAGGACATATTTATACTTTATTATAAATATATAATAAGGTTTTGTTTCATGTAAAATCTTCAAGGGTGTTAAATAAATTTTTGTTATAGTAGGTATATGTATATTTGTAGGTATATGTATATTTGTAGGTATATGTGTAATCATCATCATCATAGGTAGGCTCATAATCATCATCGTAATCGTCGTAATCGTCGCATTTCTTGCTATTGCAGATATTTACAATACCACTTTGCATTATATTGTTTGTTAATACGTTATTATATTAAATCAATATAATATTATCATTTTTTTTATTCATATACCATTCTATCGTATATTTTATACCATCATAAAAACTTACTTTTTTTTCCCAACCAATATTATTTAATTTACTTGCATCAATTGCATATCGAAAATCATTAAAGTTTCGGTCCTTTGCATATTCAATCCAATTAACAATATTTTCCTCAACACCTTTTATCATTTTTAATAATATTGTTGCGATTTCTATAACATTATATTCATCTGCTGAACCAATGTTATATATGTTATTTTCTTGACCTTTTGCAATAATAATATTAATTGCATTAACAACATCATCAATATATATAAAGTTTCGCCTTGTTAATCCACTACCGTGTATAGGTAGTTTTTTATTTTCTTTTAGCAATGTAATAAATTTAGGTATTATTTTCTCTGGATATTGATTCGGGCCATAAACATTATTACATCTAATAATTACAACAGGTAGTTTGTATGAATAATAATAGGAACGAACAATGAACTCTGCACCTGCTTTTGTTGCGGCATATGGATTTGTGGGATTTAGTATAGAGTTTTCAATGCTATTTTCGCAATTAATAGAAAGTTCTCCATATACTTCGTCCGTAGATATATGAACAAACCTTTTAATATTCCCATATAAACGGCAACATTCTATAAGTTGATGAGTTCCCAGAATATTATCAATAGTATAACTAATAGAATTATCGAATGAATTATCTACGTGCGTTTGTGCGGCAAAATGCACAATATATTCAATATTATATGTATTAAATATACGCTGTAATAATTCCTTATCACAAGTACTCCCTTTTATAAATATATATCTATCATCTTTGTTATTATATATATTATCTTCTGACGAACAATAATCTAATTTATCAATATTTATAATATAATCAAAGGTATTATTATTAAATATATTGGATTTTAACAAAGAATTAATATAATTAGACCCAATAAATCCGCACCCGCCAGTAATAAGTATTGCCATATTAATGTTAATTAATATTAATCTTATCTTTTTATATAAAGAATATTACTATATTTTATATAAATGTGCAATCAATTAAGTAATGATAAGATATTTTTAAATGATACATGGAATATGTATTTTCATGACCCGTATGATAATAATTGGGATGATAAGAGTTATAAAATGTTAGGAGTAATATCAAGTGTCGAAGATTATGTTAATTATTTTAAGGCATTCAAAGAACTTTTTAAAAAGGGGATGTTTTTTATTATGAGACTTGATATAATGCCACGATACGAGGATGAACTTAATATTAATGGCGGATGCTTTTCATTTAAAATATTGTCAGAAGAGTTTGAAAATAAATTATTTGCTTTGTGTGCGAATATTATTGGCGAAAACTTTGCAAATAGTAATGATGAAAACATAATTTATAATATTAATGGTATATCGATAAGTCCTAAAAAGTTTTATTATATTGTTAGGATTTGGATAAAAGATAAAAGGTATGCAAAGAAGGAGTATTATAATTTTGATATTCCCAAATATTCAACATTAATGTACAAAAACCATATATAAATACGATTATCTATTATCGATTATTTTCATCTAATGATATTAGTATAATTGCGAGACACCCGAATATTATCCCTATCATAGATTGTGTAGATATTTCATATTTTTTAGTAATATATAGTGTTGCCAAAAACAGTATTATAATCTGTAGAGAAACAAATACTCTGAAATATGCAGGATTTGGACATGTTTTTATTATATAATATCCTAAAACATTCACAAATAGCGCAATTACCGAATATATATAATATTTGGGGTTGCTAAAAGCAGTTGTGAAATGCTCGTTGTAATAAAAGATAAAATACGCGAGAGACAATATACCCTGAATTATATTGATAATTAATGGGAACATTATATATGGCGTATTATCATATCGAATAAATAATATTAGAAGTGCAATTATAATACTATGTATTATTGATAAATATACCCAGTCCATTATATTTTATAATAAATATAATAAATATTATAATACATATAAATACATATAATAATGTTTACAAAAAGGATTATATATTATGGTAATCACTTACAAAAGTCATTCATAAGCAGTAATATTGCACCTACTAAATATCAAAAACGCAAACCTCTAAAGTCTATTATTACGGTTTCACCCAATGCAACTTCGAGAATTATTACTATGTTTTCTTTACTAAATCCACCATATCCTCTAGGGATACGCATTGGTATTAACAAGCGCGGGTGTAATGGATTGAATTATACAATGAAATATATTACTGCAGATGATGAAGGGAAGAAATCAGTATCAAAAGATGATATTATTACTATTACAGATAATATTAAAATATTTATTGACCCATCTGCAATATTTACGATTGTTGGTTCTGTAATGGATTGGAAAGAAAACAAACTTACAAGCGAATTTACATTTACCAATCCAAATGCAAAAGGAACTTGTGGATGTGGTGAAAGTTTTAATGTTTAATAATTATTTTTATTATTGTAGTACGATAGTGCGATAGTACGATAGTACGATAGTGCGATTATATTTATATCTAAATATTATTTGGATATATTAAATAATTTAATGTTTTCTTTACTATTAACATTTTTAACATATATAACTATGCCTTTCCGATTTATATTATTTACGATAATGATGGTTCTCTCTATCCATATTCTACAACCATTACAAAATGAAAGTAATATCATATGTGGTATTCTATGGTTTGCAAAAATGTTTATGTATTTACTTTCATTCAATATTAATATATCGAAAGAAGATTTAGTTAAATATATGGAATATTTGTATAGTGATAAGAAATTTATATGTACTTTTAATCATACCACACTTGTTGATGGCTTTGTATTAATTAGTACATTTCCGCGTTCATCCTATTTAATATTAAAAGTTATAATATATTCGACTATTGGGTATACAGACCAAATCAATGATTTACTTGGAAATATCTTTGTAGAAAAAGGTAAAACAAGCAATAAAATAAAGGAGCGTGTTGAAAGCCGTAAATCAGGAGACAAAATATTATTTATTGCGCCAGGTTCTGGTAATACGTCGTCGATACCAGGAAGTATTACTGAATTTGCAAGCAAAGGTGCATTCGTTCATAAATATCCTATATTACCTATTGTAATTAAATACGAAGATGAATCATTACATTATAACCACGATAATGGCGAATCAATGCTTCATTCTTGTCTTAAATTATTCTTGGTTAAAGATTACAATATTAATATCAAGGTTTGTGATATGATTGAGTATAAAGAGGACGAAACAATAGATGAATACAAAGACCGTGTTTATGAAGTTATGAACAGTACCTATCAACAGATGTAATCGTAATATATTGATATATATATAATTGATATAAATGGAATATACATAATATATATTATTGCAAAGTGATATGAATAAAAACATTAGTATTATAGTTGCATCATGTTTAGAATACGGAATAGGGTTTCAAAACAAATTAAATTGGAATATTCCTGAAGAATTAAAGTTTTTTAGGAATATAACAATGAGCTGTCTTTGCAAAAATAAGAAGAATTGTATTATTATGGGAAAAAATACTTGGTATTCGCTTCCAAATGCTCCACTAAAAAATAGAATAAACATAATCATTTCTCAAAATAATTATGATAATATTAAAAAAGAAATTGAAGAGATGAAGGATGTCAAAGTATTTAGAACAATAGACGAAGCGTTTTTATATGTTGACAGTGAAGATATTATTGAAGAAGGGTTCATTATTGGTGGTGCAGAGATATATAATACATGTCTCGAAAAATATTTAAAATACATTAATTCTATCTATTGGTCTATTATATATGATAAGAAATATGAAAGCGACAAGTTTATTGCATCAAATATCATATATAATAATTTTCATTTTAATAAATCTGATATTATAATAAATGAAAAATATGTATCTATGTATGGGACAAATAAAAATAACATAAATACTGTAATCGACGAACCATGTGATTAGATTGTTTAGATTAACAATTGACAAAGTATGTTTTCAATATACAAGGGTTCTTTGCATTTATTTGTTTGCGATAATAAATAATCAACATCTACCCCAATTTTTATTATTTCATATTTTAATTTATTTTTAAGAATGTCTATATCCTTATAACTTACATTATAAATATCATAGGTATATCTAATATTTAAATAAAAGGTTCCATAGTCAACTAACTTAACAAAATCTTGAATAATTTGCAGGATTGATACATTATATTGACAGCATTTATAAGAAAGAGCCCTAATATCATCTAAATTATTCTTGTGTTTATTATAATTCTTAATAAAATCTACAAATGGCGGGAAATTAAACTCTACAAATTCCTTTGTTAATATTTCGGTTGAAGATGGGTGTCTTTCAATTTCTGATATAAATAATGCTTTAATAATATTGCGCGTCTTTGTTTCTGTTAAATAATCATTCATAGATATATTTAAATATTTAGTATATATTTCCTTTATCTCATCGTATGTAAATAATGGTATTCTAAATGTACTAAACCTGCTTTTAATAGGCATTTCTAATTTTGTAATATAATGCGTTGTGCAAATGAATATTACATTATGAGAGAACTTTTCCAAAATTATCCTAAAATCACAAAATAATTTTGAAAGTAAATCAATATGCTTTATAACGATGTAATGCTTATTCATCTTCACATTTTTAGAACTAATGATGTGAAGTAAAAACGACGTAATTTTTTCGATATTTTTAATATTTTCTGGGTTCATAAGATCTATATCAATATAATATTGGTTCTCAACATATATTATACTTTTATCCCATATGTGCTCTGTTTTATTAAAGGGTGTCATAATATTTAATATTCTTGTTAATAATAAATTCAAAAAAAGGTCAATTGGGAAGCCAATAGGTGCATATAGCAATTTGTTATTAGAAGAAAGTAGTATATTAGCAAGTATTAATTTGTATCTTGCATTACCGTTTATAATATCAGGAAAAACCTCTTCTAATTTTTCCCATTCCGTTTTAATCATATAAAAAATATTAAATATATATATTATTTAATGTTTTATAATCTTATATTACACTAATATCTATGAAATATATTTGATATATTTAATATATTTAATATATTTAATATATTTGATATATTTAATATAAAGAATATGTATTCATAATATTATATGTAATTTATATGAATGTATATAGAGGCACTTAATTTGAATATTGATAATATTGAGAATTATACAAGAGATGAGATTAAGAATATATATAAAAAGATTGCGTTAGAATGCCATCCGGATAAACTAATTAATATTAGTTGTGAAAAAGAAAGAAATATTAAAATTGAACGTTTTAAAAATGCAAGTATTGGATATAAAAAGGCGATTGAAGACTTTGATAATTATGGAAAATTAAATTATAATAGCAATGATTATAATTTTGATAATTTAGCAGATGATTACGAAATATATAACAGTTTTGACATTAATTTTTGGAAAAATACATATGATGGGATTTTTAAAGACAAGGAGGCAATCAAAAATACTTTCATAGATGTTGCAAGTTATTTCTTTAACAAGGGGTTTAAAAATAAAAATTATTATAATCCATCTACTAAAATAATTAAGCATAATATAAATCTACCTATAACCTATTGCGATTTATGTTCTACAAGCAAAAGAAAACTTCGCATTTTACTTAAAAACGTAAAAGAACCTGTTTATATAAATCTTTGCTGTAAAAATGACTACCCTTGTTTGACACGTCAGTATATTGACGATGATAGTATAGAGCACGAAATCATAATAAATATGATTGTGCATAATGACGATGACCTCAAAGATAATATTAATTGCAAAGAAATCTCATATACTCATACTATTATTGACAATACTGACGGAAGTCATATTATAGATTTGAATACTATCATTGATATAAATATTTTGGATTATTTAATAGGAGGTATAAAAAAGATTAAATATGTCGATAATACTTACATAGATATTAATATTGAACCATTCAGTTTAAATGATATTATAATAAAGGACAAGGGTTTATTAGGTGGTAATTTAAATGTCAAATTAATATATATAAATATAACTTTGAAAGATTGGAAAAAAATAAATAAAAAAAAAAGAAGCAAGGTTATTAATATAATAAAGAATATATATTGCGATACTATATAAGAAATAATAGTTGTTATAGTATTAATTATATTAATAATAAAATGCAAGTTTTTTTTAATGGTTTTTGGTGTGGTTTCTTTGAAAAAATAGACCCTATAAATGTTGATTTCTTTCTTAAATTATTGACTGATATATTCAACGAAGAAATTGAAATTTCTCATAATGTAGATGATGCGGATATTTTGATGGAATCAGTATTTACGAATAGAACCTTTATTAATAATAAAAAATGGAAAACATCATTTTTATTTACTGGCGAATCATTTTATGCACCTTGGATGCTTGATAATCTCGCGTCATATACATGTATATTAGGCTTTAATGAAACAATCGAAAATTATGTTGAGTTTCCTTTCTACGTTGTATATAGTAAATCATTACCTCGTATTGATTTTACACCAGCTAATGTAATTCCAAATAATAGTACAGCAGCAGTAATATCTAATGGTAATTTAAATGCACGCCTAACATTTCTTGATAAATTAGAAAAAAGAATGAGTGTATTATATGGAGGCTCTTATAAAAATAATATTGGAGGAAAATTGCAAGGTGATTTTGCATCTGATAATCTTTTGAACTTTTACAAAATTTCAAAATTTGTTATTACAATGGAAAACACAAAGATAGGGCACTATATTACTGAAAAAATCATTAATGGTTTTAGATCAGGAACAATCCCTATTTTTTGGGGTTCAAGTCAAGTTACAAAATATTTTAATAGCAAACGCTTTATAATTCTTGAAGATACTTCGGAAAGTTCAATCAATTCAGTTATAGATAAGATGGTAAATATGAGCGATGAAGAATATCTTCAAATAGTTAATGAACCAATATTTAATATTGATACAGAAACAGTTTATAACAATGCAATTAATAATATTAAAAATTTAGTATTATAAATATAAAAATTGATAGTGTCTTATATACCACATAATCATATAAACAATATATAATATATATAAATAATTAGTAATAAGTATTCTGTATAGGATACATCCAGCAATCTCCAAATATATTCTATAACAATCTTCATGATGTTAGTATTCTGTATAGGATACATCCAGCAATCTCCAACTATTATTCTACAAAGTATTCTGTATAGGATACATCCAGCAATCTCCAAATATATTCTATAACAGTCTTCACGATGTTAGTATTCTGTATAGGATACATCCAGCAATCTCCAAAGATATTCTATAACAGTCTTCATGATGTTAGTATTCTGTATAGGATACATCCAGCAATCTCAAATCTACAAAAAGATTATATGTATATAAAATATTATGTGTATTAGTGTGTTATATATTATTGCTTTGTTTTTATTGATTATATAATTTATATATTCATTTTTATATTTTCTGCATTTTTTATATGGATAATTGCTAATATAGTTTATAATCTTATTTTCTTTTTTATTATTCATATAATTATTTTCTATATATCGAATACATCTAAACTTCTCTTCTTTGAAACTATCTGTTGCAAAATAATTTATATCATATTGTTTTTTATCTATTATAATATTATTACATACATAATATGATATTATAATTATTATTAATTTTTTTATTATCATATATAATATTTATATATAAATAATATTATATACAAATAGTTTATTAAAAAATAAAAAATATAATATAAAAATATGTAGAAACGTACCACATTATTTACGCATTCTATCGCGAATTGCAACAAGATTTAAATCACCTACACGATAATATTCCTTTTTTTTATTTGAAAGAACTCGTTCTATAATATACGGTAGTTTACCTTCTTCAAGTTCTCTTAAAGCAATATCGCGAAGCTCCATATTACTATTAATAACTAATTTACCATTATTGCCTTCACCAATATTTACAAAAGGAGATGCACCAGATGCTAACTGTTGCGTTCTCATACCCATAATTTTATCAAACTCATATATTGTCATTATTGGTTTAGATATTTTGTCGCTTTTATTCAATAAATCATTGATTTTACTTACATCCTCGATATTTGCAGTTTTATATACAAGAGACATTATATTGGTATATGCTCCTTAATATCTATTATTTAGTATCATTTTTTATTTTTATATCAAAATTAAAAGGAATAAAATAACTACTCTTTTAATTTTGATTAACCTGTTTCCAAGTTTTACCACAATTCTCACATACATATAAATACTTCATGTTTTTAGAATCATATTTAATATATATAATCTGTTTATTTGCATCATCCGCTTTGCATATATCATTATTACAAGAAATATGCGGGTCATTAATTCTACGTAATGTAGGGTCAAATCTTAAATATTTATTAACGTGTTGATTATACAGTAAATCATCTTCGCTATAAATAGTCTTCGATATTTTGATTGCACATTTATTGTTTGTTTCTACTTTTTCAAACTGACAATGCTTGCAATATTTAACAAGCATGTTTTTTTCATTAGTCTTAACATAAAGCATATTATCGCATATTTCGCAGAATTCCATTTTATTATAGTTATAAGAAAATTATAAAGTTTATATAATCATTTTTTATATAATTACAAATATTACTATTAAATCTTGAAAACTTAATTGCCTTATAACCATACGGAAAGCATTTTGGGTGTATTTATAGTTTTTATTTCTATTAAATTATCACATTCCGATTGTGTTGGTTCTTCAAGCTTCTTATAATATACTCTCATTGCAACTGCAGGAACATGTGTATCCTGATTTTTATTCATAGCAATTCTATAATTATCAAGAAACTCTACAACAGGCATAGGAAAATTCATCCATACGATAGTTATGTGATATGTCGTAGCTGCATTTATCCATTTAGAACGCGCTTCTTTAGTTGCATTTGTGCCATCAATAACAATATTCCGTCCATTTTTAATTCCTGCATCAAACTCTTTCTGCATAATTTTGTCTGATTTCATATCATCTTTATTAATACGAAGATACCCAGACTTTTCAAGCTCGCGTGAATAGAATGACTTTCCACTTGCAGGAGAACCTACCATAATAACAAGGTGTTTCAATGGAGGTTTAGTGCGAGGTATTATGTTTTGAACCTTGTCAGAAATCCATTCAGTCATTGGGTGCTTTTTATCTTCAATCTTTGCAAACTCTTCATGGCGAACCCCATTGAAGAACATATCGGTATGTATAAATTTTAGATTTGTGTTTCTTGCAAAATACAAGTCTGCAACGGAATCTCCTAAAAATATGCTTGAATTATCAATATTATTTAAATCTTTGAATATGTATTCAATAAGCACTTCCCATAAACCAAGTTGCGGTTTCCTGTAATATAAATCACTATGTCCTGCGATAAATACAAAGGGAATTTGCAAATCATCATATATCATTTTCGCCTTTTTTCTAACGTCATCTCCTGACATTTTCTTTTGATTTGATACAATAACAATTTCATACCCCATATCATTATACATCTCCTTTAATAATGGAACAATTGCATTATTTTTCCATTTCCAATCATCAATAGATTTTGGAAATACATATTTTCCTTTTGGTGTTATGAGAGTATGATCTAAATCCGCAAATATAACTTTTACACCTTGTCCATTTGTTGGTCTAAACTGATTTTGAAAAGTTACAAGCGTATATCTATCTTCTTTACTTGAAGGCATTTCCTTGAATATATGTAAGTTGACTGGTTGCGAAGGTTGCGAAGCCTGCAAAGATGGCGAAGATATTCTATCAAATATTTTATTATCTCGAAGTATTAACGGAACTCCTAAACTTCTTGCAGTAATTGCCTTTCCGCTATTTTCATTTAAATCACTAACAACAAGATAGTTGGTATTTTTACTTATAGTAGTTTTTATAAAACCTCCCATTTCAGTAATATATGCTTCTAAATCTTTGTCCCTAAATCCAGTAAATACAAATGATTTACCTGCAATATTATTATTAATAACTGCAATTGTTGCAACATCCCTTGAAACAATAGCTTTTTCTTTGCATTTAATTCCTAAATTATCATAAAACTCATAAAACTTTGGAAGATTATTCAAAAATAATTTTGCGGATGTTTCTGCAATTCCTTCAATTTTTAACAAATCACCTACATTTATTTTGGAGGTAAGCAATCTATTCTTTTTATCATGACCTAATATACAAGGATATGCATCTGTAATTAATTTTATTTTTTTATAACTAAACCCTCTACCCATTATATTTGAAGCATCCATCAAAATCAAACAATCAATCTCTTTTATTTTTGATAATGCATTTATTATATTATGAACCATTTTATCTTTAAACCCATTAATTGTCAACAATTCCTTTTCTGTAATATTAACTATCTTCTTAATGTCATCAAAACCTGCATCATAAATCTTTGATATATTTCCTGGTCCCATATATTCAATCTCTGCGGTTTTCATAAAATATTGTAGGTTTTTAATATCATAATCTCTATTTTTATCTCCTACTTTACTAATCATCATTATATCTACGTGCGTATCATTCCATTTATAATCAACTCCTTCTGTCCCAGGCATACTCGGAGAACCATTTGCAGAAGGTGTTAGAACCGTCAGTATATGCGGTATTACATTACCTGAACGAATAATCATTATTCGCGAACCTGGTCCAATTATGTTTTTTTCTATAAATGAACCATTAAATCCGGTTGCTTGCTTTATCTTTACATTATCCAATTCAATTTCTTTAAACATAACAATAGGTTTCATATACATATCTTTGGATACATTCCATTCCACCTTTGTAACTATAACTTCAGCTTGTTCAAGCGTGTGTATCGATTTAAATGCAAAAGATTGTTCTGGATTTTTATCCTTTTGTATTTCGTAATATTTGCTAATATCACTTACAACAATACCATCAATTACATAGTCGCCATGCTCACGCCTTTCTTGAAGTATATTTGAAAGAATTGTTAAGTCAAATGTATTCAGTATTTTATGATTAACCACTTTAAAGCTTTTCTCTTGCAACATTGTAAAACCATTGCTCATTTTTGGATTTATTAATGAATATGCAACAAAATCAACCTTTGATAATATGTCTTTATTGAGAATATCGCTATTTATTGCACCAGATAATGTATTACGAGGATTTGCTCCTTGCTTTCCCATAACACCTAATACATCCCAATTACTTTTTGATATAATTAATTCCCCGCGAACTGCAATATTATCATCTACATCTGTATCTGCAATTTTAAGTTTAGGAACTCCATTTATATATTCTAATAAATGTGTTATATCCTGTCCTTCGGTGCCATTGCCACGCGTATATATTTTTATACCTTCCTTGCTATATGTAATAAGGCAACTTACACCATCTAATTTATCGCTTGCTACATAAGGCCCACCATATTTTACTTTGTATTTTGTAAGCTCTTCTTCACTATCTTTGATTTTATTTTGCGAACCCATGTAATACGGAAGAACCACTTTATTCTTAACATCGGCTCCTACGCGCTTAAAATATTTATCTGTTGGATATTTTTTGTAAACATAATCTTTAATAATATCATATACATCATCTTTGATCAAGTCATTATCGTTGTTAAAGAATGCGTCATCCGCCTTCGTAAGAAACTCTATTATATCTTTTTTTTTGTTTTTTTTAATAAATCCCATAGGGTCATTATTAATCTCTGTAATATTAAAGTTCATATTTTTGCATAAATCTATTATATATAGATATATATATCATTTTTATATAAATTATAAATATAAATATCACCTTTAATTTATGCGTAAAGGGATGTATAAAAAAAATATTATAGTAAAATATACAAATACGGAATACTATTACTAATGCTTAAAACACTCAATATGTTCTATTATTTTTCGGAAACTGAAGTTGTAAATAATCCTAATATAATTGATAATACTACTCAATCATATGAAAATATATCTGAAATTGATTAATAAATAAATTTATTAAATATTGTGCTATTAGAAATAAAAAATATATAAATATTAAAAATGAAAATTATATTTGAAACATTGTTTGTTGGCTTATACTGTTTGTTTTTATATACAATATTTTCTAATATAACTCTAAATAAATATATATTTTTATTTTTATTAGGATTTTTAAAACATTATTTAAGTTATTATATTGGAATACATGATTATTATTGTAATAACGGTTATGCATGTAATACTAATAACTCTAAAAGAATTTCAGATACAAAATATCTTGTATTTGATTCTATTTTAGAAGGATTTTTATTTATTATTGTTGGTAATTATATATTAAATTATTTCAAAAATAAGTATCTAGGATTTTTTGTTATTGGAGTGTTTTTACATTTATTTGCTGAATTATTTTATATTCATAAATTTTTTTGTAAATATAGATGTATTGAAAAAAAATAAAAATATATAGTAATTTATTTTTTATTATCTCCATTATTTACAACACAACTATTATGACTGTACTCATTTGGCATATAAGAATGTAATTTACCATAATCATCTTTAAATGATTCGCGTTGTAATCTTTTGCTATATTTGAAGTTTAATTTAGTAATTCTACTACTGTCATATAATGATAGAATAATTGTTTGCAAAGGTGCATCACCCCATCTACAATAAAATATATAACCTTGTTTGTCAATTTTATTTACAATATCTTGTATTTCTGGGGAATTCCAAATATTTACATTAATAATATTAAAATTATTATAATACATAATTGGCATACTTAAATTTACTGAATTTCCATTATATTCTTCATTATTAATACTTTTATAAAGCTTCTTAAAATTGTTAAAATGTTCATTATCGCTTGCAAGATTATGTTCGACAAACAATTCATTAATTTTTTCCGATTTATCTTGATAATGTTTTTTGAAGAACTCTTTCATTCCGTAATTGCATAGACTACAATCAAGGTGAATTATATTAGACATATATATATATTCCTTATCTCTCATTAATTCAAATAAATCATATTTTATTGGTTCCTCAATAATACTATCATCATCTATACGCATAACATAATCATAATCTTTCGTGTATTTATAAAAGTTTTTTAACCAAAAATAACACATAGAACGGTATTTTTGATTGCGCCAATAAGGAACTATACGAAGGTCTATAATACTATTCATTTTATCAATATCAATATGTTTAGGAACGCAAAAGTCTTCGTCGTCAATTTGTTGAAAGCTTAATAAATCGCGACATTCTCGACGTATTCCTGTAATAATTTCGTTTTTTGCTTCGTCGGTATAATCGCCTTCATGTAGTATAATTACTGGATATTTGTATTTTGCATTAAAGTTTTTAAAAAGGAAATATAAACTGGTTTTTAAATATACCTTCCTTTCAATTGTATTTTGTGTCAAAATAAATATCGCACCTTTAATCATTATAAAATATATAATATATTTTAGTTTTATATATTAGTTATATTAAGCTATATTAGTAGTAATAGTTTTTATATTCTTCTAATGTATCGTCGCTTTCTACCTTGTTAGTATCCTTCTTATCATCTATACCATACAATTTATATTTATTATATAATTTGTAAGTTTCCAAATCTTTGTTGCTTATCGCCTCATTTAAAAATGCAAAACTATACAAAACTATCTCACAACTTCTATCTTTGTTAATTACAAAGGGTTTGCTGTGTACTTTTATTCCCAAATCAGTTGAACGCTTGAAATCGTGTTTAGTATTATTAAAATAGAATGCGACATCATCCTTGTTTACTATTAAACCTAAAAATACAATATCTTTCTTCAATGTCTTTAATTTAATATCTTTAATATTAAAGACATCATCTTCTATTAATATTTCTATTGTATATACTACTTCTGGTTCTGAAAGTTCATACGAACCCTTTTTATCTGATAATTCATCATAATTGTTTAATAAATTAATACTTTTTGTTGTATTCTTCTTATCGGTATTCTTGGTATTATTTTCTTGAGTTTTGATGTTAATAACTATATTCTTGTTGTTAATACCATAAATTATAAATAGGTTATTAATATTACCAGAAAAACCTTTAAATTTGAACATAAATAATATTGAAAATGTGCTTATTGCAACGTTGTTGTTGTATAAAACAATATTTGACGGACCCTCAATGCTAACCCTATATATATTATACCCATATACTAATGGATTAAGTTCGTTCAATTCCTTTGCGAATTCATTACTGCTTAATTTAAGTTTAATACCATTATTAGTATCTTTATTATCCGTAATCCAATCTAAATTCTTGATATTATCATTATTGTAAGATGAAATCAATATTTTAAACTCTTTTCTTTTTAACAATTTGAAAAAATTAAAGTGGTCATTTGTATTATTAGTTGCCAATTCATTTGCAACCTTTTCGTCCGATGTATTAATATCGTTTGAAATAGGCGGAACATCTACGATCTTTACAATATCTGCATTATCAGATATTTCAGCCTTTGCTGACTTTTTATTACCAAAATATTCTTTGGTATTTTTAAATAAACTTTTAAAATCTCCTGAATCATATACTATGGTAAGTATTATTAATAAACCTATTAGTATTCCAAGGAAATATAATATATAACTAATCATTATCAATCTCTTAATATAATATTTTAAAAAAAATATATAAGAAATAATAATTAATATAATATATAAGAAAGGATATATATGAACAAAGACAAGCTTAATAATATTGATACTATCGATATTATGTCATTTTTAAATAGTATGCAGAGTATGCAAAAAGGTTCTAAAACAAAGAAGAAGTCATCCGGAAGATCCGGAAGAAGCACGATAAAGGAGGAAGACAATATATCTATTAAAGAATGTTGTGAAGACGAAGATAGTACTACTAAACAAGATGTAGAAAAAAAGCTTGTAAATAAAAAAATTGAAGAAGTTGAAGAAGAAGACGAAGACGACGAAGACGGCGAAGATGGCGAAGATGGCGAAGATGGCGAAGAAGACGAAGAAGACGAAGAAGACGACGATGACGACGATGACGACGATGACGACGATGACGATGATGAAGAAGATGAAGATGATGAAGATGATGAAGATGAAGATGAAGATGAAGATGAAGAATACGATGGAGGTCTAACTTCTGAAGATCTATATAATATTTTTACTAATTTCTTTGCAGATGAATATGGGGTTTCAATTGCGACATCATTGTCAAATATTGCATTTGAACTTAATAAACTAAATAAGAACCTAAAATCTAAAAAGTGATTATTATATAAATATAAATTTATAATATAAAACAAAATGAATAATAGTTTAAAATGGTTATGTAAAAAATGTAATTGTATGATAGATAATTGTATTGACATGGATTATCATGATAATACAATGCATACTGATTTTACAGATAAATACGTGAGGTCATGGTATAAATATGGTAAAAAGGGCATGTCGCCTTATGATTAAATATAATGTCTGCTGGCATTGTCTAACAGTATGTATTCCATAATTTTTTGTCAAGCTTATGGTTATTATTTTTATTATCTTTTAAGTAAATGCCATATTTGCCTAAATATAAATTATATTTATTTCCTAAATATTCAACAGGTTTAGGAAGCGAACTTATGAAGTTAATATCTTTGGCTGTTAATTGTTCCTTTGTGATTTTTTTCCATTTAAGATATGGTTCTATATTAGTATATTTATCTGTATCTTTATTGTAATAACATATACCATATCTTGTTGTATGAATTCCGGTTTCCTTTATTTTTTTAACATTATCATTTGCATTATTTGTTGTACTACCGTTTACACCATTATTATAATCTTTCGCATTTTCTATTGAATATTTAATTTTCGAATATAGTTCTTTCAATAGAGTATCCTTTGTAATAGTTGCATTAATAATCTTATCTAATTCATTCTCCATTTTTGCAGTAAACTTTAAATCACATAAATAAGGAAATGTGTCAAATATATACTTAATTACTTCTAATCCTAATTCCGTAGGAACAAGAAGGTCTTTTTGCTTTCCACCCAGATTAATTTTCTTTGTAGAAATAACGTATGTCTTGTTCTTCTTAAAGCATTCAACTTCATATTCTTGTTGAGGGTTTGTGCCAATCTCCACATATTTCTTTTCTAAAAGTTTATCAATTATCGACGAATATGTTGATGGTCTTCCAATACCTTCCTTCTCCAATTCCTTAATTAACTGAACTTCGTTATAAAGAGACGGAATATTATCGATTGTTCCTTGTGATGAATACTCCTTTGATACAGATATATATTTATTATTGAAAATAGTTTTAAGGAATTCTTCGTGGTTTTCTATGTTATTATCGTATAATATGTAGAACCCTTGCTCTTTCAAAAACGACTTTGTAGAACAAAATATATATTCAGAAACATCTGATTTAAATGTAAGATGCAAATCAACATATATCGCATCCGTCATTAGAGATGCAATAGTTCTATTCCATATAAGCTCATATAATTTTTCATGATTTTTTGTAGAACCTTCAAATGATATTGTTTTGTATTTTGGGTTCGTAATCCTAACTGCTTCATGAGCTTCCTGTGCATTTGCAATCTTTGTTTTGTATGTTCTATATTTGGCAAATGAAGAATCGTAAGTTTCTTTAATATATGACAATATCATCTTCTTTGCATCTTCTGCAATATTTGTTGAATCTGTACGCATATAAGTTATATAACCATGTTCATATAAATCCTGTGCTAATTTCATAGTTGTCTTTGAATTAAATCTGCATTTATTATACGAATCTTGTTGCAGTGTTGTAGTAGTATATGGCGGAGACGGACTAACATTTCTTATTTTTGTTTCATAATTTATTTTATATGTTGTATTAATATATAAATTACTAAATATCTCTTTAACAATATTAATATCTCTAATCTTATATTCTATAAGTTTACCTTTACCATCGCTATTATCATCGCCCTTGTCATCACCATTATCCATATAAGTATTTAATGTTCCTAATATTGAGGTTTCTTTGTTAATAGAAAACTTACATTCGATTGTCCAATAGGGTATAATCTCTTTGTTAATAATACGATTACGTTGATTAATACACATTATAAGACCAGGGATTTGAACTCTACCTGCGCTTAAATAATTTTTGTTGAACTTATTCCATAATAATGGAGATACTTTGTATCCTATTAATCTATCAACAATACGCCTTGTTTCTTGTGCATTCACTTTGTCCATATCTATTGTTCGCGGATTTTCAATTGCATTTACAACAGCATGTTTAGTAATCTCATTAAACGTTATGCGATGACATACTTTGTCTTTTATAATATTACCTAAACATTTTTTAAGACTATATGCGATTGCTTCGCCTTCTAAATCAGGGTCCGCCGCTAAATATATAATATCTGCTTTTCTTGCCAACTCCTTGATATTTTTAATAATGTTCGGATTTGTTTCAACATAAGTTATATCCCAAGTATCTGTATCAAACCCTAATGTATCTTTTGGTAAATTATAAATATGCCCTCCTGAAAACGTAACAGTTGCATCAGCATCCCCTAAATATTTTTTAATCGTTTTTGTTTTTGTGAAACTTTCAACAATAATAAGCGACTTCATTATATTTTATATGTGTTTTAAAATTTAAAAAAATAATATCAATTTTTTTATTAATATCTATGGTAAGAGGTAAGATTGTGGTATGTATTTATTACAACTCTTACTTTTACACATTTGAAGATTTAAAATGAGATAAAACTTTGTAAGTTATATCTTGTTATTACACTCCTCTAGAACTTGGACTATTAGAACTTGGACTATTAGAACTTGGACTATTAGAACTAGTTCTATTAGAACTTGTACTATTAGAACTTGTACTATTAGTTTTTAACCGTGGGTCTGGATTAAGAGAATTTTTTAAAACTATGAGTGCTCTGCGAACGTCTGCATTCTTTGAAAGGGGTTCATCAATTTCCTTAATTTTATCAATTTTATCGTAATAATCTGACTCCATTAATTGATATACATCTTCTATACTGACAATTATATTTAAAATTAATTTTTTTTTTGTTCTAGTAGTTAGCTCACCTTTGAAATGAAGGTTCTCTAACAGAAATTTTTTAAATTCTTCTTTACGTAATTCTAACAAATTATTTTTTTCATCTTCAGTTAAAAAATTTAGATTTTCTATATCTCTAACTTTAGCATACACTAAATCAGATATGTTGAAAAGCATTAGTTCTCTAATTATCTCTTTATAATGTACGGGAAATATTCCCAACTCTTCCTTCAATACCCTCATACTTCCTCTCCATCCCTGCATTTTTTCATGAAAATTAAATATTTTTTTATTCATTTCAGGATTGAAATCTTTTTGATAAATAACAAAATATAATAAATATATTGATTTCACATTATATAGGTCATAAACGTCATTAATCGCTAGTACGTGAATTAGGCATTTTGAAATATCTTTCGAGAACATTTTAGTCAATTTTGCATTCAACTTTTTTTGTCTATTTTTAAGTTTTTTTTTAAAAATAAGGAGCTTATTTATTTGTTCTTCAGTAAAACTTGTTGTGCTTGTTCCTTGTAAACCCAATATATCGCTTTTTCGAGCATTAATTAAATCATTTATGTCTCTTATTCTTAAATTTTTAATTATCTTATCTGTAATATTTTCTTGAAACTCTTCATTCAATCTATTCTTTAAATATTGTAGTTCATCCTTTAATTTTTCAGTTAAATTTTCGAGAGCGATTTTAATTAGTTCCCTGTCAGGTTCGTATTCTATTGTTTTAACATATTCATCTATTTTATTTGTTGCCACCACCCTTAAGTCATCTACATTTTTTAGTTCTAATTTTGTAATTGTTTTGTCTACATGATATTTGGTAAAATTGTCAGGATATAAATTTTTTAATAGTTTTTTTAAATTTTTTAAATCCTTGTCTTCATCTATTCCTACAACAACACCACCTATCTTTCTCTTTTTTGTTTTAGTATTAACTACTTTTTTATTAATATGTTTTGTTAATGGTCTTGCTATTTTTCTATTCTTTAAGGGTGTAAACATATATATATATCTATTAAATAAATATATAAATATTTTATTATATATATAATAAATGTCAGAATATTATAAATATATATTGACTGATGATGTTAAAAATGCTGTTGTTAAAGAATATCATGATGAGCAAAAATATATAAATGAAAAGAAAGAACTATTTAAAGATTACAATAATTATATTGCAAGCTATGAATATTCATTATCATTGAATATCGAAAGTATATGCGAAGATATAGAAGCATACGAGAAAGCTGGCGCATATTATTACGAATTAATACTTTTTTATTTTCATGATTTTTTATCATCATTCAATTATAAAAAATATATATATTTAAGATTTTATAATAATATAAGAAGCGATGTATATTATTCAAGTAATACGAGCGGGACTACTGAAATAAATATTGATAATCTTGTATCCGTTATAAATGATGTCGATAATGCATCTATTTTTAATAATAAATATATGACTGACGAAATACACTTAATTTTCATTGACGTAATTTCAAAAAGAATTAAAGACGCATTTGTATTTGATAATTATTATCGTAATAACATAAAGCAACCATATCAATATAAATCTAACATTTATAATTATTTAATAAAAGACTTGGTATATGATTATACGAATATATTAGACCAATATATACTATTATCTCCGTGCGAATACGATGATATATTTCTAAATAATGTAAGCCTATATAATAATATTAAAACGGATGCGCATATTATTGATGGTATTAACAATACTATTTATGGCATTGATTTTGATACATTCATAGACTTTTCATTTATTATTAAATATTATTCAGAATACTTTTCAAGAGATGGTGTTAAAACTCTTAATACATTTTATTGTGACAAAATGCCCGCATTAGTAATACCTGAACTATATAAAATATTTTTGAACAATATAAAAAATTCAAAAAACATAAATGAATTATATGAAAAAACAAAATATATATACAACATAAATATTGAAGAAGAGGTTCGCAATCTAAATAAAGATTTGTGCCCTAATATATCTGGATTAATATTCATTTGCAAATGCAATTACGTTTATAAATTATGGCAAATAATATTTAATAAACACAAATATTATCATCATCATTATCCTGATAAAAAAACGATTACCACAATAAATGAAAATATAATATCTTGCAATATCTGATAATTGAAGATATGATTAAAAAATGATAGGATATTAATGTTTTGATAAATAACATGAGACGTTCTACAAAGTCGGTGGATTCACTTACGTCTACAAAGTCGGTGGATTCACTTACGTCTACAAAGTCGGTGGATTCACTTTCATCCTTGTCATCATCAAGATCAAAATCTAATTCAAATATATCTAATATATCAAATATTGAAGAAGATATTACAAGAATATCAAATGACTATTATTATTATAATGATGTATTTACAAAGAAAATAAACAATGTCGTTGATAGATATGAAGAAAGAACGAATAAACTATATATTAATTTTATGAATATAGAAAATAATTATAAACGATTAAATGTAGAGATTGAATGTATTACGAAGGACTTACAAGAATGTAAAAATATGTGTATTGCAAATAATACGGATGATCAACATATCGTCAACAATAAATATAAATATGATATTCGAGATTATATTGATAAAATAGAAAACCTTTGCAAATATATATTAGTATTTCTATATATATACACAATATGGGTTATATGTATGATTATTAACTTTCATTTGAATGGAACTGTGTTGATATATTAGTTTTCTGCAGTACAAGTTATATATATTATAAAAAATGATATAATATCAATAAAATATTAATTAAATAATGAACCCATTAGTAATCTCTCGAATTATAACAAGTTGGATGGTTGTAATTTCAATATCGATGGTTTCTATAATCACAAATTATCCAAATGATACATCATTCTATCGTTTTGGTCCTCAACCAGACCTTGTTATATTAGGGTTTGTTATAGATACGTCGGGAAAATATTCTGCGGTCGTATTATATGCATTAGTTAATACAGTAATACGAAACCTAAATGATAATGTTATAACTCCTTGGATTATTCTAAATGTGCAAAATTTAAAGGCACCTATTGTGCAAGACGAAGAAACTTGCAATATATATCGACTACACTATGAAATTTCAATTATCAATACTGTATACTTTTGGTTCGATTGGCTTATATATATCAATATGCTTCTTGCGCAGATTGATATGTTTTTAATTGAACTAATTACAGATATAATTGCAATTTGCTTTGTAACACGATGGTATATTATAAATAAAAAAGAGGCACCCGATATAACAGATATAGTGATATTGTAAATATATCTTTGTATTATATATGCTCATAATCATCATTAATAAATTGAATATCCTTGTTTTTATCAAAAGACATATTATGTTTTTTCATTAAATTATTATATTTTGTTTCTAATCTATTATAGCTCTCATTAGTATAATGCGTATTTAATAGTAATTCATTATATTTCCATTCAATATCATTAAAACGCTTACATAATAAATCATATTTATTCTTAACATATTTAAGCTCCCTGTCCTTGCTCTCGTATAATATTTTCATTTTATTATTTTTTTCTTTTAGATACATAGCAGAATTACTGTAATCATCATTATAATCTTTCGCAAATATGTAATATAAATTATTATACATTATATTGATAAGTAATATTTTATTTATATATATTATATTACTTATATCTTATATCTTATATCTTATATCTTATATTACTTATGTTGTTAAAAATTGATAATAATAAATATAATATGTTCTGATAATATGACAGATTTTCCTATCAAATTAGATTTTGCTAATATAAGAGAAGAAAGACAAAAAATAAATAATTTATTAGCTTTTCAAAGTCTTTCTGAAAAGAATATATCTAAAAATATAAACAAAGAAGCATTTAAAAAGGTATTAGTTGATTTAGATATAACAAAAGAGGAGTTATTTAATAAATTTAGCATAGATATTTTATTTGCAAAATTATTAGCAAGTAAAATTTCAAAATTAGCAAGTCGCCAAGGTATAAAAGAAGAATTATTACAAATTAATACATGTAATATAACAAGCAGTAAATATGGTATTTTTATAAATAATTTAACATCTGTAGAATATCGCCCAACAAAGAATGGAGAAATTATATCTGATAAAGTTTACAAAGAACAAAATTATAATAAAAATGATTGTCTTAAATCATTTGATGCAAAAATTACTGGGAAAATAAATGGTTGGGTATCTGCAAAAGTAGTTATGACTAATGGAGGTCACCAAGATAATGTATTTGAAGAACTATATACATTTTGCGAATGGATAATAAAATATTCTAAAAATGATGATAAATATATAATTTTACTTGACACCAATTTAATAGAAAAAAGCAACGGATTGAAAAAAAAATATAATGAATATAAGAATATTATTATAGGAAATCATTTTGAAATACAACAATATTTTATAGATAATTATTCAGAGTCTAATAAATAATTGCAGATATTATATACTAAACCAAATGATATTCTTTTACGAGCAATGGTATTACTTTCTCTATAATTTGTTAAGAACAATGAATTATATTTATCTCTATTTGTATTTAGAAATATATTAAATTTTTCTACTAACATTTTTTCTGTATCTTTTGAAATTTTTGGTTCTATTACTAAAATTGCATATGAACGCGCAGTTAATTTTGGAGTATTATCTACATATTTATTTTTATTTTCATCATTAACAATACTTAAAGATATTGTACTATCTATATTGTCGTCAATGCATTTTACCAAAATATTTGTAAAATAATTTTCATTTTTAAATAGTTTTGTAGCTCTATCAATTTTATATTTTGGATTTTGTTTAAGATTATATATTTCACCACCAATTGTATAATTATTATCATCATTTAGATTAAAACTAATAGTTTTTTTAGAAGGATAAATATAACATATGCTACGCGGAATAGTATTAGTATCAGCAGTATCTTTTAATTTAAATTGGAAACTACAAATCGTATAGCTTGTATCATCAAAAACACTTTCTTCAAAAATATTAACTATTATAATATCATACTTATTTAAAAATTCTTTGCGAATATCAATATCACATTTACGTATAGAGGAAATGAAATTTAGTGGAACTATTAAAATACCTCCTAAACAATTATATTTTATTAAAATTTTTATGAAACATTTATATAAATCATTTGTATTATATAAATCAAATATTTGTTTATCTGCACATTTATTTCTTGCAAAATAAGGAGGGTTTGTTAGAATATATTTATTATCTAAATTTGGTGGATTTAGTAATGTGTCTTGTTTAATAATAAAATCTTTTTTAGGGTCAATATCATAGCACTCCGTATTATATTTTTCATTATCTATAAAATTTAATAAATCACCATTTCCAGCAAATGGTTCCACAATATTTGTAATATTATCAGGGATTTTCATATTTTGTAAAATATAAGCATAATTTGTTGTATAAAATTGCCCTAATGTTTTTTTAGACATATTTTATATAATATAAATATTTATTTATCATTTTTTAAGTTTAGAAAAGCCTTGTACATTTTGTAAAAGATGCTTCTCATCCATATAATATTTATATAATATATTCATCAAATATTGGTACTATAACAGTAAAACCATTTTCGATGATAGTATCAAACTTATATAATGTTGCAAGATTAACATTAATTAAAATATTATTTATTAATAAATATTCATTAAATAATTTATTAGTATAATAAATCAATTCAAGCCAAGTTCTTACATCATCTTTCAATATATAGTATAGCGGTGGATATATATTATCATCATTATCGCCGTCAATACCAAGTAATATATCTATATTCGATAATTTTAATTTTATACACGATGCATCTTTGAATATTTGAGGAAGTTCTGAAATAAGAATACTATAATGATATTTTGCAAAATTATCAACATTTATTTCAGACATATAATATAACTCTTCCAACTCTGCCGTATTACTATCATAATACTTATCAACATTCATATCATCTTTATTAATAATATCAAAAGATACAAGATTAAAAATAGATAATGATGTATAGTACAGCCTATTTTCATCATTACATATAGTTCGAATAAACTTATACTTGTACTTATTATTCCTGCAATTATTACCATATATAATGATTTCTTTCATGCAATCATTATATATATATTTATATATATGTGTATAAATATCATGTGGTAATATATTTAAATAATTCATTTATACTATACTATCTAATATGTTCATATATATATTATGAACATATAAAAAAAATATATGGAATAAGTTATGGTAGTATATAGACTACATATTCATAATGTTGCCTTACATCCAATAGTTAAGTTCTAATATAATTGCCTGTTCATATTGGGTCAAATTAGCTACTTGTTTTTGATGTATTTTATCTTGTTCCAGTAATAATTCATCTATAACTTCTACACCTTTGGACATTTAAAATGCCGATTTTAGTCTTTGTAATTCTTGTATTTTCTTACCTTATTTTTCTTAATATAATCTTTTTGTCTATTATATGTTCCATTTAATATACTCTTATAATAGTCTTCTGGTATCGTTTTTATTACCTCTTTAATATTATTATTTAAGTCTTCATAATATAACACTTGCTTCTTTTGTAATTTAGATTTTAGAAGACTAAAAAACATTTCTATACTATTTGTATAATGTTGATATGGTACTGAATAAATCAATTTATTATTCTTGTTTATTAATTCCTTAACTCTTATGTTTCTATGGGAACTCGCATTATCTAAAATAATAACCTTGTTTTTATATTTATTAGTAATAAATCTTTCTAAAAATGCTAATAACCTATCACCATCTATACCACCCTTATTATATAATTCATAACCTTCTACACCATTTATAGAAATAGCAAAAATACCAGTATATTTTTTGAAAACTTCTTGTGAATTAGTTTTAACTACACATCGTTTACCTACTTCATTATAACAATGATGTCTTAATTGTAAAGAGTTAATACTTGTCTCGTCTATGCTATTATCTAAAATATAAAAAATATATATAATTTACATTTTATTACCTTGCTTACTTTATATTACCTTACTTACTTTGTATTACCTTACTTACATTTTATTACCTTACTTACATTTTATTACCTTACTTACTTTGTATTACCTTACTTTACTTATTGATTATTATTAAAGTCTTTCCAATCCTTATTGATACTGCGCCTATTCTTGTAGACCAGGCGCGCATCCTTCATTTTGAGACCAACCTTTTTGCAATTTCTGATATTATTATCTTCTCTCTTTAATTCACGAGGGATCTTATTCACATTCTCAAAATCTTCGCACTTATTAGTGTAAGAGGAGAATGCACTGTAGCTAATTCTGCAATTGTTATTTACGTTCATTTTATTACTTTATATTAATTATTTTTTTAAAAATGGTAATCAATTTTTATTATTTTATTGATAAATTATACCAAATTTATTACAACACTCCCATGTATATTTTTATTTTATCACTTAAAATTTAATACAATTAATTCAAATAATTCGGGTATATGTTCTGATATTTTGCATAATTCTTCATATGTAACCCACTTATAACAAGCATGAATACCAAAAGATTTTTCAGAAAATAGTGTTTCTACACTAAATAATTTTGCTTCTTCGACAGATGGCTTATTTACAACATTTTTTGAAAAAAATACATCTTCAAAAATACCATCTTCAAATCGAAAATTATGAATATCATTTTTAATAATATCTAACATAACTGACTTTTTTCTTAATGATAATCCACCATTGCCAACAACTACAGCCATAGGCATAACATCGTCTTTTGCCTTTACGAAAATACCATATCCTCGCCAAGGAGCTCCCACATAATCATATTTAATAAAATCATAAATCGTATCTTTATATTTTGCAGAAATCAATGTATCTAATTGAAATGTTAGAAATGTTTCCGTAGGAATTAATTCATATATGAATGGGTCAATCATATAGTTCGAATAATCTTTGATAGTAATAAAGTCTTGAATATCTAATTGATATATAGTTATTCTATGTTTATGTTCTTGAAAGCTTCCATTAATTAAAGAATCTAAAAAATCCCTATTTGATATTCCACATATAATAAGGAAATTCCATCTTTCATCTAAATTAGTAAGGAAATTAGTAAGTACAAGTTTCCACGCAGGATGAATTCGAGGTTCTGTGATAACTGCTGTATATTTTTCCATAATATAAATATTTATATTATTTATGCTTTATATATAAATATCATCATATATTTGGCTAATAATGTAAATAAAAAATGATATGTTGAATTATGAATTCTTAATTCAATTATACACAAAATTAAAATGAAACACTGGATTTTGAGAGTAAATAATGGGGATAATTTTCGTAATAGTAACTATCCATTTTGGGGTGTAAAGCGAGGGAAAGGTGGATGTATGAAAACAATTATATCTAAAATAAAGCAAGGAGATATATTATGGTTCTTGACATCTAAAAATTTTGGCAGTAGATTTATAGGTATGGGCGAATATTGTGGATTTTATGATAGAATTGATGAACCTTTATTACATATAAATACAAAAACAAATGAAGAGCAAGGTTGGAAAGGTGATGATTGTTGGGATATTCAAATACACTATTGCAACCTATATATTACCGAAAAGCAAAATATTACAGCTTGCATACAATGCGGTGGTATTATTTTGGATTACGAAACATTCAAAGACAAAATTAATGGTGATTTATATGAACATTATAAAAATTTTAAGTTTTATTCTGAACCAAAAATATTTACACTCTTGACCATGTAAAATTGCTGTAAAACGTAATATATATATACTTTTTTATATTTTATTATATATAAAAAATGATTATATAATAAATATAATAAATATAATAAATATAATAAATATAACAAATATAATAAATATGACAATAAGGACATCAGAAAACATTCTGAAAACAAAACCATTACTATTAGAAACGCATAGTTGCAATTTTCCAGAAGATATTATAATAAAAATAAATAATATACTTTGCGAAGAGTATATTAAGCTAATATATGATAGTTTGCAAAATAACTTTATCAAAAATATTATATATATTTTCTTGAATAATAAAAAACTATCAAAGTTTGTATATTATTTTGCATTTCAAAAATATCGCTATATTTATATTTTAGATGGTGTTTATGGAGAAACTCTAAATAATTTAGGATGGGAAAACTTTGAAACTGATATATTATATGAAGATTTTAATGGTATTAGTAGTAATGACAAAGACCCGTATATATTAAACTTGGAACGAGATGAAATATTTTCAAGAGAAAATAATTATACAAATAACGCCGAGATTGATTATTATAAATATGATGTGAATATATATTCATCCATATTAACATTGAATGAAACTATGTGGATTATTAAAAACTTTGCAATGTATGATACTAATATTTTGAAAAATAATGTTGATAATGATATTGAAATAGATATAAACGACGAAGATACATATGATGATATTTATGATTATGACAATGAAGAATATGCTACAATTTGGAACCTGTTTAATAGAGGATTTATCCAGTTAAATATATTTAAGATAATTCATATATATTGCAATAACGCAGATATTAATGAAGAAGTTCAAAAATATTATAACTTTATAGGTGGAACTGGAGATGCAAATATCATTGTTGATAAATCCAAATTATTTCACAAAACCTGCTATAATGTTGTGAAATATTTTAATAAAAAAATGAAAAAAGCGGCAGACGACAAAATGGTTTTGAGTTATTTATATGGTATTTATAATGCAGATGCAACAGTTTTCTTTAATGAAGCAAACGAAAAATATGAAAATGAAGCTTATGATTTACTTTTAGAAAACGGGCTATTATCTTCAAACTGCGAAGATATTTCAGATATATTAGATTTCTTATACGAAAGATATTTGCAATAATTTACTTATATCTTAATATACTGGGGCTAAATATTTGAAATCTATATCCATTAAAAATGTTTTTCCAGCCTTCTTTATTCTTATTGCCATCGTTGGCATTTACATTGTTATTATTATCATCATTCGTATCAACATACTTTCTATACGGTGTCATATTTACTAATCTTCCTTGTCCAAAGTTATATATGCCTTCCATAGTTTATTTCTATTAATAATAGAATATAATCTTATATATCAATTTTTATAATTTTTTACACCCCACCTCGTAATCTTAACACAAGATGAAGTGTGCTCTCCTTTTGTATATTGTAATCAGCCAATGTTCGACCGTCTTCTAATTGTTTTCCAGCAAAAATTAAGCGTTGTTGATCTGGCGGAATACCTTCCTTGTCTTGGATTTTTGATTTAATAGTATCAATTGTATCAGAACTTTCAACTTCAAGCGTAATTGTTTTCCCTGTCAAAGTTTTCACAAAAATTTGCATCTTTAATATATTTCTTATATTATATATATATTATATATTAAATTTTTATATAGTTTATACCAATTATGCCATTTCCATTCCTGGTGCATTATTAATTGATTCAATTAATTTTTCATATAAATAATTCTCTTTTATATCTAAATGATCCTCTCTTTCCTCTATAGTGGTCTTGTCATCTGGAAATCCAAAAAAATCTAATTGATAAAAGCAAGTATGTGTCGAACAAAGTCTGCGCACATCGGAACCGTAGAAATAGAATACTTTGTACCCATTCTCTTCATCATCGGCACGTTTATCATAATAGTTAAATCCAGTCCAAAATTGAAGTAATCTTCGAATAAATTTATAGTGTTCTTCGTGTGTTTTGCCAATTCTTTTTGTTGTAATAATATTTGTCATACATGTTTTCATCTCTGTAATTATTATTTGCTTTTCTTCCTCTGTTTTATTAGGAACAGTAGTAGTTCTATATACATTGTCGTCAACAAACTTAATAACAGATATTTTCAGTTTTTCTGCAAACTCTAATAATATTGCTTCGTTTAATTGATCATTTGTAATGAGTTTATCAAGTGTATCAATAGAAACTTTATTGTTATGTAAAAATGTTCTTAATTCATTATTAAAACCACTAAATAAGGATTCATATCGCCCTTTCATATTTTTGTCAGAACCTTCAACACCATCAAATAAAAAATTTTTAGTTACAACATGTTTAGCTAATTGCAACAGATACTTTGGATAGTTTTCTTTGGTCAGCAAGCGACCTAAAGGATTACTTTGGGAAGCCTTTGTAATAATATAATAGTCATTAAATGAAAACCCGCATAAATCAATAGTTTTTTTTTCTTGCTCATTCATCATATTAATATATGCTTTTGAATTATTAAAATCTCGTAAATAAAAATATAATATGTCATAATATGTAAGCTTTTTTTGCGGATTTATAAATCTTGATAATATATATGATGAAAATTGCTTTGGTGTCCCTATCTCTATGTTTACTAATGTAACACTCAATACCTTTCCAATTATATAATATATAAGTCGATAGTCTTCTTCAGTATTAAAACCAAGTTTTTTCCTTTTATGATAATATTTTTGTGCATAATTAATTACCTTTCGAAATTTATCGTCTGGTTCAAAATTGGGATTTATGTAATATCTATTTGTATTACTTTTTTCCTCTGGTAGTATAAAAGGTCTCTTTTTATTTTCTTCATCACAAAATAATTCTTCAAAAAAATTTGTGAAAAACTCTCTACTTACACCACCAACATCAATAGCGTCCTTATTTCTTCTTATTGTTTCACCTTCTATTTCCACAAGTTCATTAATTACAACCTTGTGTATATTCTTATAATTATTAATATAATTATTTTGTTCGTCTTCATTATATAATTTCACAAAAAATCTTTTCGTGTAATCTACAATTACAGATGCTAATGCGGAATCCTCATAGTATAAAAAATGTGTTTTTGGGGTCTTTTTCTTTTTTACAAATTTATCATTTAATTCTTTATTAATATTTGGTAAATTACAATCTACTTTTTTCCCTAAATATTTATAACACATTTCGAGCATCTTCTTCCTAAAATATAAATATTCTTTGTCTACTTCCTTATTTTCTGTATATGTATATATATTATTAATACTTTCGCATATCTCGTTTTTAGTAACAATTTCATCTTTTGTTTCTTGTAATATTTCGTCCGTCTGTTTTATGCTTTTAACCTTTAAAATCTGAAAGTTTTTCTCTTTTTGTTTTAATATTTGTTTTTTGAATTCAATTCCTTTGGGAGTAATGCCTATTGGTTGAATATTAGGATTAAACAATAATGCTTGTTCAAAAATATCTTGATATTCTTGACTATCCGTTAATATTAATTGTGTAGGTATTTTTGGATCCCTGTTAGGATTCATAGCCCATCTCATGCATTCTATAATATTATAAGTTTTAGTTGTAATATAATTCGCTGTTCTTGTAATAGTTTTTTTTTGTTCCCCCTTTACATTATTAACAACAGGTTTATAGTAATATGCAAATTTAAAATATATATTCTTCCCTACTGCTGTAGTTATGCCAAATTTAGCAAAGTCTTGCTTGCTAAATAAAACATGTCCAGGTAATTTACTTCCTTGACCTGTTGTTCTTAAGAATGAAAATGCAGCTGTTAAACCTTTATCTATAATTTGAACATGTCCCTTTTGAATATCTTGTTTCCATTTTTCATCATTAATTCTTTTCCATCTCATCCCAACATTATTTGTAGTTCCCTTTCTTGTATGAATTGCAGGTATATAGTAAGTCGCTATTTCAATATAACTATCCTTTGTAATATCAGTAATACCAAATTTTGCAAAGTCTTGCTCGCTAAATAATACATAAAAGGGTGGTACGCCATCTTTGTCAGTTGATTTTAAGAAAGCGGCTTTGAATTTTTTATCAATAATTTCAATACCTGTTGTTGGCTTCTTTGTTCCCACAATTTTCCATTTTAAACCTACTATATCTGGAATATCCTTCACTGCGCCTTTTTTGCGTTGTAATTTTTCATTTAAAATATACCTCTCTAATTCTTCCCTTGTTTGTGGCTGTTTATCCTGTGTTAATATGTGTCTAATAACATATATTAGAGCCTTTCTAATTTCAAAACCACGAGATGTAATCATACGAGGAATTAAATTGCAGTCATATTGATATGTCATGCATAATAAGCGATTATATATTGGCGAATCTATGCTGATTGGTTCAAATGTTCTTGGGTTAATAATAGGCACAAATACCCAATTTCTGCATTCTTCGTAAGTAAAATCATTATCTTTATTATCTTCCTCAATAATTATTTTATATGCTGGTTCAATATTAAAATATTGGTAGATATTAATGTATGTGATTGTTGCAAACTTTCTCGTCAAAATCTTTCCATTGATTAATCCTTCTCCAACAGGCAATCTATATTGAATATTATTATAAATGCTTTGACTATTATAATATAATATAGTATAGTAATAATTTTGGTAACCACCATCTTTAATATGAACTTTAACTCGCTTATCTCTCGCTTCTGGTCTATTTAATGAACCGTGTGCCACATAGTTGATTGGGATAATATCATAAACCAACATTTTAAAATACTTTTTTATTTCTTCATCTAATTCCATTGCCGGATTAAAATCATCTACATAATTTACCAAGGTAGATGTTATATTTTGTATTAGTAAGGGTTCTTTAACTTCTAAATATATATTAGAAAATTCTAAATACTTATTAAAATATGAAAACGTGGCTATCTTTGTATCTAACACATAACGCGGGTTTAAAAGTTGTTGATAAATATTAACAATAAATCTTCGTGCAATTCTCAATATATTATCAAGATTATTAGAAAGGTCTTCCGTTGTTCCATCACTTCTCGGATATAATTCATAATATTTTCTTAATACATCTGTAATTATTTTCATATCATCTTCATTTATGTCTTTTAATATACCGGAAGATATTTTGTACATATTAATCGATAAATCTTCATCAAGGGTTACAAGAAAATCGCTAAAACTCGAAAAAACCTGTTTATTAACTTTTTGCATTTCCATATTTTTTTGAAGTGTTTTTTGAAGTGTTTTTTGGTGTTTTTTTTGAAGCGTATATTCGTACATTTTCTTCTTTTGCTCATCTTTTATCAAAGCCATCACTCCTAATTGTTTTTTTTCATCAGAGTTAATACTTTTAATAGGTGAAGATGAATATGATGAAACACTAAATGTATTCTTCGATTTAGATTTTTTTGCTGGTATAATTTCCAATGACCTAAAGACTAACAAATCATCAAAGGATTTAATATCATAACGTAGAAATAATTCATCTGTCTCTTTCATAAACTGTAATCGAAATCGAACATTTTGTATAATGTCTTTCGTATCTGCCATTTTATTAATTGATGAAGGTGCGGAAAGCAAATTATTTTCAATTTCAGAAATATCTATTTCATACTGCAATGTCATATATATTAATTCAATATATATGTAACCATTCTGCTTAATACTATCTTGTGTGCGCGGATTAACTAAATGATTTCTTACCCATCGTTTGCATTCATCTTCATTAAAGTAGGGTTCCATATAATCATCCATATCAACAATATTATGTTTTATTAAATCTTCCTTGTCATATTTCCATTTGTCATTTTGCATAAATAATCGTGGTTTTTTATTTTCCTTATATTCTATGATTTGCTCTACTATTTTTTGTCTTGCTGATGTATTAGAAAAAGCATTCATAATAATTTTATTTAGGAAAGAACGAGAATTATTCAATGTTGAAAGATTTAGAATATTTTTTCTATGTTTTCTAATATAAAAAACGTCATCGCCATTTTTTACATATGCATAATCATTAATATATGGCGAGACACTGGGATCTTTTATCCATAATATATATTGTTCGTCCGTTAATATAATAGACATACTAATAAATAATATTCTAATATATATATATATATATATATATATCAATTGAATATTTAAAAAAATAATAATTATATTTTACCAGTATAACCTAAACTTTTTATATTAGAGGATACTTCGCTTGGGTTCCAAGATATATAAAGTATATTATTATTAGGTTCTGGTAATATTTGAACATATAGACCATTCTTTCTTAAGGCATTAACGATATATTCCACACAGTCTGCAATTTTATATAATGGTTTCCCGTATATATAATATGGGATTTCGTAAAATATATTCATCCCGCCAATAGTTGCAGTATTTTTAATTTTTTTATGGCATATCTCTATGATTGAGTCAAATGTTTTATATTTAGCATATTCTTTCTTATCTTTTAAAGTATATAACTCACTTAATACTATTCGAGGTGGCATTTTAATATATAATATATTATTATTATAAGGCTTTAATCTTATTGTCTTCCATATCATCAACTGAAACCATATTATATTGGGATAATTTATTATCTATTGTTGATGTTACAGCAATCTCTGAATTAAACCCTTTGTTATACAGCGATGTAATCATATCTTCGCTTATTGCATAATTATAATATTTGATGTCTGCAATTTTTAATATATTTTCATCTGCAACCTTATGATACGGGTTTTTAGTCGTTGTATCTAATCCTAATCCTACATCAGGATTAATAAAGAATGGCGAGTTATTATTTTTAAATGTTGCTGAATATATAATTTTTCTATATTTAGTTTCAACCTTCTTGTCTAATAATTTCGAACCATTAATATATATTTTGCAGGAAGCCCTATTTACACTTATAATATTATTACTATCAGAAACCTCTTTCATAATTATAGTAACCATAAACCATTTATTATTAAAGCCAATATCGTAAATACCAAGCATATTCTTATTTTTTGATTTCCAATCAGCATCATTGTTCTTTATTTTGCCACATTGTTTATACATGGAACCTTGCTGATATGAATCAGTATTATATACGTTATTATATTCTATTGCAATGCTTTTTCCATCTGAACCAAATCGTACAAGAGGATTTTTAGTTACTAATGCTGGATAATTATAATCTTTATTACCATTTGAACAATTATAATTATCTTTATCATTATAATAAAGGTATTTTTCTCCTTTTAAAAATAATATTATATCTTTGCCTTTACTTTCTTCTTCTATTTTTGCTTGGTCAGTAAATAACCAGAAATTATATGAATATTCTGCTCCGCCTTCTTGATTAATAGACGGTTTAACATCTTTGAAATTTAATTGCGATTTATCAAAAGTATTATATTTTGCTTCACTATTTTTAAAATCATAAACCCCGCTTAACAAAGACACCTCTTTGCGAATATCATTCTCACCTTTGAACATATTTTGAAGCTCAATCAAATATATATTATATCCAATATATCCCATTAATAGCAATATAATTAAGGATATAATAACTTGTATTAAAGGGTTATTTTCAAACATTATTATAACTTATCTATTTTAATTATGGAAATTAAAAAAATAAATAATTCATATCAGCGTTAATATATTACATTCAGTTTACATTATTCAATTTATATATAGGGTTTCTTAATCCGTAATTTGCTGCGCCTAAACCCATGCTTGCGAATAAACTATTTATCGGCCCCTTGTTATATTCTTTGTATACATCATTTTTATTTAAGTCATAGTTATACAGTGTGAATTTTGAAATTAATCCAGAAAACCCGGTTGTATTTATGGTGCTATTTGCAATACTACCACCTACATATAAGTTCCCTGTGTTTTCAAAGTTATGTTCGTTTAGGTTTAGTTTTTCTGTTGATTTTTCTAATTCACCATCAATATAGGTATGTACATACCCGTCATTAACATCAGATACAACAATAACTACATGAACCCATCTTTGTATAGGAACATAATTTATAGTTATTACGCAATCTGAATCAGCAACAATATTACCTGATTTTGCATATGTTGATAATTTTGGATCTTTTAAAACAGAAGATGTATAACTATTTAATCCACCATCACCCAATGCAATTTCTGGATATAAATAATCTTCGTTCCTTGTTGCAAACCGAACATACATTTTGTTAGAAAACCCATCTAAATATATGTACGGGGATGCATTCTTTATTTCTTTATGACTTTTACCAATATGAGCGACATGCCTATATTTATTACCTTGATATTTAGTAATATCATTTATGTATATCCAAAACCCAAATGTCCGTTTAATACCATTTGAATTAATTAAACTTTTGCTTATTTTAAACTCTGAAATAGAATTGCAAATTATAGGAACTTCTGTGCCTTCTACTTCGATTTTTTGTTGATATAATATATTATCTGTTATAGCATAATATAGAAAGTAGCCTACTATTATTGCTATAACAACAAGTAAAATTATTAAATATAATATATTTTCATTAACATTTAACATATCTGTGATGGCTTCCTTTGCATTATCAATAGAAGCATTTGCTGCGATATTATTTACACTATCTGTTGCGCTATACGTAGATATACTATCTTTCGCACTATTATACATATTTGATACTGATGACATAATGTCGTCTTTTTGCGTACCTTTGTTATTAGATGCAGATGACAATATACCTTCGTTACTTGATGGAGGTTCTACGTTAGATAATTTATCTACCTTGACATTTGGAATATCAATTTCGTTATTATTTAAAGGTCCCTCTGCTTTTGCTTCCATTTATATTAATATCTAATTAAAGGAGATAAA